AACTGAAGAAGAACGGAGGACTTGAACCTCTTGTTATCGACAGGCCTGAGGATGTTCCCGACAACATGAAGGTTATCAAGGTTGAGAACGATACAAAACTGATTCGGGATCACCTGAAGGAGCATCAGGAGCCGTGGGCTCACCTTGAAGAGAGGGGAAGTCACATAGAAATCAAATAATTAAAAGGGAAAGTGAGGGAATAATATGGGTATGCCAATTCTTTTGTACGGCAAAAGTGGCTCAGGCAAGAGCCGCAGTCTTAAGTTCTTCGGAGAAGAAGAAATTCTTCTTGTCAACGTGGAAGGCAAGGACCTTCCGTTTAGATCCAAATTCAAATATGTCTGCAAGACCGATTCGGTAGATACCATCATCGAGCAGTGCAAAAAGATGCCTTGTAAGGTGTGTGTGATTGACGATGCCGGTTATCTCATGACTCATCGCTTCATGAATAATCACAGGTCCAAGAAGGGCAACGCTTCGTTCGAGATGTATGACGAGATAGCAGACACGATGTATTTCTTAGTCCAGCGTATCAAAACAGAACTTCCGCCTGATGTTAGGGTTTACATCATGCTGCATGAGGACACCAGCGATGCCGGAGACACTAAGATCAGGACCATAGGCAAACTGATAGACAACAAAGTCTGCCTGGAAGGAATGGTGACTATCGTGCTCCGTTGTATGTCCGACCATGGGAAGCACTTCTTCAGGACACAGACGGACGGTTTCGACATTACCAAGACACCCGAGGATTTATTCAGGGAAGATGAAGCCGAGATAGAGAACAATTTGAAGTATGTGGATGAGAAAATCTGCGAGTTTTATGAGCTCGCAGGGAAAGGAGAATAAAAGTGGACATACATGAATTTGACAAAGCAAAGGACTTGCATAACAGCATCAAAAAAGCGTTTCCCGAAATGGCAGAGGACCAGATCATAGAGCTTATGAAATATTGGCAGTTAAGAAATATTCATCTTGATTTGGACAAAATCTATCGTGACGGCATAGTGTATGGGCATGAATTGTCCTGATACTGATGACAGTATTCATAAAAAAGAAAGGAAAATAAAATGCCTAAGAAGATATGGAAAGATACCTGGAAATACAAACGTATTCTTGAAATCTTAGATGATTATTGGCTATCACAGCCAGATGAATATAAGGTGCGTGTTCAAATGGAATTTATTCATTCATCGGGAGAAAAGCAGAGGAAAGTAATTCAATGGCAAAATCCGAATTACACCGATGATACTCAAAAGGGGAAGCCAAGATTGGTTTGTATGGCAGATATAGAAGAAAAAGAATTACCAAAGGATGATTGGTGGAACGTTACCAACATACATAAAAAAGAAAAGGAGAATTAATTATGAACAAACCCAACAACTACGATGCTACATCAACAGGGGATTTTATCCCGGTAACTCTTGGTGGTCATTATGCCGTTATCAAGCAGGTGACAGAGAGAGAAGATAAGAACGGCGACCCTATGATCGTTGTTTCCATCGACTTCGATAAGAATGATTCTCAGCCCGAGTATTTTGCTGAGAGTTTCAGAGCAGATGTCCGCCCTGACAAGAAGTGGCCTAATAATGCAGTCAATTATATCACTTCCGAGCGTGATGGCGTTTGCACCAGGAACTTTAAGAAGTTCATTAAATCCTATGTGGACAGTAACGGCATAAGTGAAGATTCCATCAAGTGGGGCTCTGACTTCTGCGCTCAGTTCAAGAACAAGAAGATTGGTGTTGTTTACGGCAACGTAGAGGAAACTTACAACGGAGAAACGAAGATGCGCCACAAGATCAGGTGGTTCTGCGATTACAACAAGGTAGCAGAGCAGAAGGTCCCTGAGGACAAATTAGAAAGCGGATCTGGTTCCTCTTCATCCTCTTCAAACGGATTCGTAGCGGTAAAGAACGATGAGGACCTTCCCTTCTCATGATAGTTGGAGTTGATATTAATCAGCTTGTCGGTAACCATGGTTCATCCAATAGGCGTAAACATTCTCAAATGGAACGTAACGGAGCGGAACTAATTCCGTTACGCATCCCATTTGGGGACTATATCAGAGTTAATTCCCAAATTAAAGAGTTAATTGACCAAAAAGGTGCCGAGAATATTCACAAGAACGATTTGCTGGATCTAATTGACCTAAGTATCGATACCAAGAAGAATCTGCAGGAAGTAATCGGAAATGTATGCAGTCGGCAACATGAAAGGTTTAAAAGAGAGCTGCTGAAGGCTAATGGCCGTTTAATTCTCCTGATAGAAGAACCGGGAATTGAAACTTTGGAAGATGTTTACTTCTGGGATAATCCGAGACTTAAAAAGAACCCGAAGGCCACAAAAGGAAGTTCCTTATATAAGAGCTTATCCACAATTAAGCAGGAATATGATGTGAAAATCTACTTTTGTGACCGCAAGGACACCGGCAAGAAGATATTAGAACTATTAGAAGGGGAGAAACAATGAAAAGAGGATATGTCAGGATCTACCGATGTATTGAGGACAACATATTGTTTCGTGACCGTGAACCGGCTAACAAGAAGAGTGCATGGATAGATTTAATTCTCATGGCAAACCATCAGAAAAATGAAATCCTGGTTGGCAATACCGTGGTAGTTGTTAAGAGGGGACAGAAGTACACTTCGACCCGAAAATTAGCACAAAGGTGGGGATGGAGCAGGAACCGCGTAATGCGTTACCTTACGTTACTTGAGAGTGAAGGAATGGTGTACAAGGAGTGTATCGGAAATGGGACACTTCTAACCCTTGTAAATTATGGAAAATATCAAGGTGGGCGGGACACCAATGGAGCCACGAATGAAGCCACTGATGAAGCCACCAGTGAAGCCACCAACGGAGCCACGAGTGAAGCACAAACAATAATGAGTAAGAATGATATAAAGAATGATTTAAAGAATGAAGAAGAAAAGAGCTCTCATTTTTTTGGTGAGGAGAAGAAAAAGAAGCCGGCGAGGGAATGACCATGGGAAGGAATGACGGATTAATAAATCCAACTGAATTACGAAAAGCGATTGCTCAGCTTCATCCCGATGGAGAACTCTTCGAGGTCAGGATCATTGGTGGCAAGAACAAGATTCCCAGCAGCGGATATTTCAGAGATGCAGAAACGCTCCTGGAAGCATTCGATACTATGGATCTTCGAGGTACGAATGTATATATTACTCTGAACACTCTGAATGATGGTCTGTATAGTCGGCAACAGGCAGATAGATTCCTGCAGGCTAAGACTACTACGTCTGATAATGATATCGATGGATATGATTGGCTGTTTCTTGATTTTGACCCTGTTAGGCCGTCAGGTATATCCAGCACAGAAGAAGAACTGAAATTATCCATGGATCTGGCTCGAAAGGTTTATCTCTATCTGAAGGGCGAAGGTTTTGAAGAACCTCTTAAAGCATTCAGCGGAAATGGGTATCACCTTTTATATAAAGTTAATCTTCAAAACACTTCTGAGCGTGTAGCACTTATGAAGCGTTGTTTGGAAACATTATCCAAAATGTTCAGCACGGATAAGGTTGAAATCGACATTGTAAATTTTAATCCCAGCAGGATTTGCAAACTCTACGGCACCATGGCTCAAAAAGGGCGAAATACCGCAGAACGTCCTCACAGGATGGCAAAAATTGATGGCGATATCAAAGAACTGAAAATCACTCCGTTAGCATTTTTGGAGAAACTTGCCGGAGAGATTGAAACAAAGCCTGTTCAAGCTGCTACATACAATCATTACGCTCCATCAGAGTTTGACATTACAGAATGGATGGATAGTCACGGATTAAGGTACACAATCAAGGATGGCGGTGATTATACCAAATATGTCCTGGATGAATGCCCATTTGATTCAAACCACAAAGCACCCGACTCGATGATAATTAAGCAGCATTCCGGGGCTATCGGTTTTAAATGTTTGCATAATTCGTGCAGTGATAAGAAATGGCAGGACGTAAGAAGGCTGTTTGAACCTGATGCCTATGAGAAATCGGACGAAGAATTTGAGCGAAAGATTGAAGAAGGCCTGAGGCGACATAACCGGGACCGCAAAAAGCAGGAAATTAATGTCAATAATGGCAATATTTGGGAATCGGTAATGGATATCCTGAATAAGCCTACTCCTGACAATGAATATGTAAAAACTCAGATCAATGACATTGATAAGTTGACACATGGTTTGCTCAAGGGCGGTGTATCTATATGGAGTGGACTTCGTGGATCTGCAAAATCAACTGTACTGTCGCAGATAGCTCTTCAGGCAGTCAATGAGGATCATAACGTGCTGGTATACAGTGGAGAACTTACAGACAAGAGGTTTGTAAGATGGTTGTTTCAGCAAGCCGCTGGAAAACAATACACAAAAGAAGTAGTTAAGGACAATAGTTCATATTGGTTTGTACCCAGAGAGCTTGAAGAAATTATTGGTAAATGGATTAATGACCGAATGTATATCTACAACAACAGTTACGGTTCAAATTATCAGACTCTGCTGGAGCAAATTGGAGAACAAACCCAAAAGGTGAAGCCTGATCTGATCATCCTGGATAATCTGATGACTGTTGACATTCAGAGTATTGATTCTAACGAATACCGGGCACAGACAGGATTCATGCTGAAACTTACAGAACTTGCCAAACAGTATAATTGCCACATTGCATTGGTAGCACATCCAAGGAAGGCAGCTACGTTTTTAAGGCTCAATGATGTATCAGGAAGTGGGAATTTGGTTAATTTGGTAGACTCAGCGTTTATTGTTCATCGAGTAAACCACGATTTCAAGAAGGCATACATCGCAGAGTTCTGCAAACCCAATACCAAGGAAGAGGATGTGTTGTTGTTTAGAGGAACCAATGTAATTGAGATAGCTAAGGACCGTGAAGAAGGCATCCAGGATAAGTTCATTCCACTTTGGTATGAAAGGGAGAGCAGAAGGCTTTTAAATGATCCTTCCGAAGTGCTTAAGTTCAAATGGCTGTCTCAATGGGTAAACAAGGAAAAAGAAAAACCATTCATGGATGATGAGTCCATTCCATTTGAAGAAGGAGAATAAGGGGCATGAGAGGCAATATGGTAATCACCTCGAACGAGGGCAAAGTAATCAAAGGAAACATGGTCATACGAAAGATAGAGCCTGCCGGGAACTACATCCTCTGGACGTTCTCAGATGAGGATGCAGCATACAGAGCAGTAAAGATATTCATTAACAGCGGATTTGAATTTGTGAGGAGATTGATATGAGCATAAACAAGATATGGCATTTTATGGATTATCCCACATCAGAGGATGAAGTTCTGATTAAGACAGTTGACGGAGAGTTAGCAATTTGTGTTTGGGATCAGGAGCACAGCAGATGGCTCGACCTCGGACATGACAGCGAGTGGTTCACCGCCGGAGTTGCTTGTTGGGCATACCTTTGTGATTTTGGCATTCCCGAAACAACCAAGGAAATGCCGCCTGCGAGGTAAAACATGGAAGAGCAACTTGAGGACTATGAGCTGGAGATGCTCAAGCGGTGTGAGAAATGCGAACACTGGAAC